AACCTCACCCACACTGGTAACACCTTTGCTGGGTACGCCGACATCAGGTGTAGCAACTAACTTAACAGGTCTACCCTTGACCACAGGTGTTACAGGTACGCTACCCACTGCCAACGGCGGCACTAACTTAACATCCTTCACCGCTAACGGTGTGGTCTACGCAAGCTCTACAAGTGCACTGACTACTGGTTCTGCGCTAGTGTTTGATGGGACAAACTTTGGCGTTGGGACAAGTTCTCCGGCTCAAAAATTTGTAGTAAGTAACGGCGGTGCTGCGGGTATTGAATTTTCACCAACAGGCGGTAGTCAAGGTGGAACATATTTGCAATCTTACAACCGCAGTGGTGCGGCGTTTGTTGCAACTGAAATTATTGCGTCAAAGATTGGTTTTTATACGGGAGCATCACCAGCTTTTGCGGCTTTGCTTGACGCTTCCGGTAACTTTGGACTGGGTGTTACTCCGAGTGCTTCAAGTGCTAAAACCTTTGAAATTGGTGGTGCAGGAAACACCATTACTGGTTTTGGCTCTTCAATGTATTTGTCAATGAATGCTTACTACAACGTAGGCTTTAAATATGGACAAACAGGTCTTGCTGCTCAGTACGCGATGGATTCAGGCCAACATCGCTTTTTCACAGCCCCCTCTGGCACAGCAGGTAATGCCATCACGTTTACTCAGGCGATGACGCTGGATGCCAGTGGTAATTTGGGTATTGGTACTACAAGCCCTATCAACAATAGCGGTTATGGTGGCTTTTCCTTAAATGGAACTAACGGTGCTTTGTTAAGCCTGTTGACCAATGGAACAGAATCATCACGCATTGCTAGTGTTGGAAATGAAACGTCTATTCAATCTAAAGCAACCACTGGCTATATTACCTTTGTTCAAGGTGTAAGCGGCGGCACAGAACGTGCCCGTATAGACTCCAGTGGGCAATTATTAGTTGGATTAACTTCTGGGTATGCCACTGCTTCCGTTCAGTCTTATCAAACATCTGCTGGCAATTGGGCTTTTGGCGCAAAATCTACGGCTTCTGCTGGTAGCACATATTTCATTACGTTTAATACATCGGATGGGACTCAAAGAGGTTATATTTATTACAACGGTGTAGCAACCGTATATAGCACCTCATCAGATCAAAGACTGAAAAACAATATTGTAGACGCGCCCAGTGCAGTTTCCGATATTTCTGCTATCAAAATTAGGTCTTTTGATTGGAAAGAAAACGGTCAACATCAAAAATACGGTGTAGTTGCTCAAGAATTGCAAACTATTGCCCCTGATGCAATTTCAACACCTCCAGAAAAAAATGGAATGCTTGGTGTTGATTACAGTTTGTTGGTTCCAATGATGATTAAATCAATCCAAGAGCAACAAGCCCTTATTGAAACACTCACAACTCGCCTCACGGCACTGGAAGGAAAAGCATGACTAATTACACATGGGGCATCCCCCAAATGGATCGCCTGACCTCCGATGGTTTCGTGGTCACGGTGCATTACATTGTGAATGCCACTGATGGCACTTACACCGCCTCAACCTACGGCACTATTGGCTACACACAGCAGCCAGGCGAGACATACATCCCCTACGCTGACCTGACCGAAGCCATTGTGGTTGGATGGGTTCAAAATGCGCTTGGTAAAGACACGGTGGAAGCCAGCCTACAAGGCCAAATTGACGCGCAGATCAACCCTGTGACTGCTGCTGGCGTTCCTTGGGCTTAATACGGGGTCACGCCGCTGCCTTATTTTAGCGGTACTGGAGAACTTTATATGAGTGAAGAACTGAACACGTCCATCAACCTGACTTTGCCTTTGGGCGCAGTGAACATGGTTTTGTCTGCTTTGGCTAAAGCGCCTTATGAGCAAGTTGCTGACTTGGTGCAAAACATCAGGGCGCAGACAATCCCACAAATCCCTGCACCTTCAGAGGAGACCGAATAACCCAGACCGTAACTCCGGGTAAAGGGGGTGCTGGCAGACCATCCTATTGGGTTAACGTCTGCCCCAAATTGAGAGTGTAATATGATTGACCCAATAACAATTGGTGCTGCGTTTGCGATAGCCAAAAGCACCATAGCGGGGGTCAAAGAAGCCATCCAGATGGGCAAAGACCTGCAAGAGTGCAGCGGCGATCTGATTAAGTTTTTTGAGATGCACGACACCGTTGAAAAGGGTGCAAATCAAGCCAAGGCTAAGGCGTCAAACTCAGAGATGGCGCAGGCACTTGATTCTGTGATGCAGGCCAAGTTTCTCAGGGATGCCAGAACTAAACTTAAAGAACAATTGATTTGGTCTGGTCAGGGCGATGTGTGGGAAGAAATACAGGCTCAGTACAATTTACTTATTGCGGCCCGCAAGCGCGAAGAGCGTGAGGCAGAGGCCAAAGCCAAGCGGCGCAGAGAGGAAATGGCTGAGACGGTAAACATTTTGTTGGTCGGGTTTGTGTCTATCCTTGCCGCTGGGTTTATCGGGTGGGGTACGTTTGAATTTATCATGTACAAACTAAGGAACTGATATGAAATACGCATTGTTTTTGTGTCTTGCTTTGTCGGGCTGTGGCGTGGGTTCAGACCCTGCTCCTCAAGATAGACCAATGGTTGTCTCATTAGACCCTAGTACTGTTTTGCCAAGCCCGTTTGTGGTTGGCCCAAGCGGCACAATGCCTGTTCCTTTTACGGTCGGGCCTCAGCCTCAAGTGCCTGTTGTGACGTTTGTAACTGGCCCTGTGGTTGGCCCTGTTGCTGTTGTCAATCCACCTATCATTGTTGTCGGACCAACACCTCCAGTGATTAACTGGTGTACGGATGGTTTTATTGTTGGCCCATGCGTACCACTACCAGCACGTTGCCAGCCCGGTGAATTTACTGTTGGCCCTTGCCCATAAGGAGATTGATATGGATTGGTTAAAAACTATTGCCCCAACAATTGCAACGGCCCTTGGTGGCCCTTTGGCGGGGCTTGCTGTGGATGCTATATCCAAGGCTATTGGTATAGACCCTAAAGACGTTCAGGCAACGATTGACAACGGTAAGCTAAATGCTGACCAGATCATGCTAATTAAGCAGGCTGAGATACAGATGGCTGCTAGGGCGCAAGAGATGGGTCTGGACTTTGCCAAGCTGTCTAATGATGACCGCAAGTCTGCCCGTGATATGCAAGTGGCTACCAAAAGCTATCTACCACCTACCCTTGCAATTGGCGTAACTGTTGGATTCTTTGGCATTTTGTTTGGCTTGATGTTTGGTCAAATTGAACACGCGCCTCAGATTGACATCATGCTTGGTAGTCTTGGCACTGCATGGACGGGCATTATTGCTTTCTACTTTGGTAGCAGCGCAGGCTCACAAGCCAAAGACGATCTCCTCCACCAATCCACGCCCACAAAATGAACGCCAACTTCCCTAAAGCCCTTGCCGCCGTTCTTGTTCACGAGGGAGGGTACGTTTTTAACCCAAAAGACCCGGGCGGCGAAACAAACCTTGGCTGTACAAAAAAAGTTTGGGAGGAACATTGTGGTCACATGGTAGATACCAAAACAATGAAAGCCTTGACCCCCGCTGATGTTGGCCCGCTGTACAAATTAAAGTATTGGGACAAGGTTAAAGGCGATGACTTGCCAAGCGGCGTGGACTACGTGGTCTTTGACGCTGCCATCAACTCAGGCCCGGGCCGTGCGGCCAAGTGGTTGCAGGCTTGTGTAAACGTGTACGCAGATGGCATTATTGGCGACAAGACAATCCAAGCTGTACTAAATAAAGACCCCAAAGAACTTATTAACGATTATTGTGCATACCGTTTAGCGTATCTCAAAATGCTCCCAACATGGGAGACATTTGGCAGGGGATGGGAGCGCAGGGTAAAAGAAGGTAATGCAACTGCATTACTGATGTCATAACTGAATTACTGATGTCATAACGGCGTCACAGTGTGCGTTTTCAATACGCACATGCTTAAACGAGTAGACATTCGCAAAGAGTCAATTCAGGACAAACTGTCGGCACTTCAAAAGATTTGCTTACCTTATGACCAGCCAATTGATACAAATTTTGGCTCTTGGTGGATTGCTACTGAAAATGGCAACGATATTGGCTTTGCGGGTCTTGTGCGTACTGTGTCTTGGACCGATTGCGGTTATCTGTGCCGCGCAGGTGTTGTGCCTTCTGCTCGTGGACAAGGACTACAGAAACAGTTTATTCGTGTCCGAATCCGACAGGCAAAAGCTCTTGGGTGGCGATGGGTCGTAACTGACACAACTGACAATCCGGCGTCAGCAAACAGTTTGATTGCCACAGGTTTTAAATTGTTCGAACCAACGAAACCTTGGGGTTTCAAAAACACGCTGTACTGGCGTAGGAAATTGTAATGCCTGTCCAAAAATTTTCTGACCAGCAAGTTATCAGCGCCATTGAAAATAGTTCATCAATGCGGCAAGCCAGTTTAACTTTGGGCATGGATTTGTCTGGGCTAAACAAGCGCCGCAGACGCATTGAGCAGCGAGAAAAGATAGAGATCAAAGCGCCGCAAACCACAGATCAATTTAAACATCTGCAAACCGCGCACGTCCATCCAGCAAAAAAAGATTTGGGCATCTTAAACGGCACTGTGATTGTTTTTAGTGATGCTCACTTTTGGCCCGGCATATATACAACCGCATTCCACGGTCTTTTATGGGCCATTAAAGAACTCAAGCCCAATGCAGTTATCGCTAATGGCGATATTTTTGATGGAGCTGGGATCAGCCGCCACCCCCGCATTGGTTGGGCAAAGGCTCCTTCAGTAATGGAAGAACTGAAAGCCTGCACGATTTGCATGGGCTATATTGAAGAAGCAGCCAAGGAGGCCCGTCACAACGTCAAACTGATCTGGCCTCTGGGTAACCACGATGCGCGGTTTGAGACGTTCCTAGCTGCCAATGCGCCTCAATATGAACACGTTAAGGGTTTTACTTTGCGCGACCACTTCCCAGATTGGGAGCCTTGCTGGGCTGTATGGCTAAATGACAACACTGTTGTCAAGCACCGATTTAAAGGTGGAATCCACGCTACCCACAACAATGCCATCTGGAGCGGCAAAAATATTGTCACGGGCCACTTGCACAGCTTAAAATGTACACCTTTTTCTGACTATAATGGCGTAAGATACGGTATTGATACCGGAACATTAGCTGAACCTTATGGCCCACAATTTAAAGACTACACTGAAGAAGGCCCATTGAACTGGCGCTCCGGCTTTGCCGTGCTGACGTTTGTGAATGGCAAACTGATACTTCCCGAACTTGTGACTACACACGGCCCCGACTCCATTGAGTTCCGAGGCCGCGTAATTAAAGTTACTCAGTAACTTCTTCTTCGGTTTCTTCTTCAGTCTCTTCTTCGCCTTCTTCGTCAACTTCAACTGCGTCCCAGTTGCCAATCCAGCCAGCTTCTTCCTGAAATTCAACGAATTCTTTCAGAGCTTCGATCATGTCAAAGTCATGAGTTTCAATCGTCATTTTGCCATCACCCAACCAACCAAGGTTCATTTCAAATTTAAACATGTTTGCTCCTAACGCAGCG